ACTCATTGACTATCTCAATGACCTTTTCAATGGTCCTTTCAAGGTGTTTTACATTGATATACTCATGTTGTGTATGGGCATTATAGTATCCGCTGGATAAATTCACAGCGGATACACCGAGAGCAGGGGCAATATCACAGATATCACTGTATGTACCATAGGCAGTTTTGAACCCCTTACTTTCAATGTATTTCTCCAGTTCGGGACAATAACAGTCATAGTAAACTGCGTCTGTTTTTCCTTTCCTGTCAAGTTCTACAATGAAATTTATTTTTTCCAATTCTTTTCTCATTGGTAAATCTTTGACAAACTGTCTGGCACCGATACCTCCTATTTCTTCATTACAGGTGAACAGTAGCCACGGTTTTACCTTGGTATTTTCGTATGCCTTGATAATTCCATAGACACCACAACGATCATCACCTCCTATTCCTTGTGGGGACATCAGGATATTACCATCATCACTCTTGCAGATAACAGTGACATTATCGTGATGTACTGTATCCAAATGAGCAACAAGGAGAGCAGGGGCTTCACCGGGAACAAGAATGTACTTATCCTTTCTAAACACCGCGGAAGGAAAATCATTTTTTATTGTCTTAAATAATTTTTTCTGCGGAAGTCTAATGTATTCTTCTAATGTTCTCATGCTATTTCCTCCTCGCTACCTGCACAGTCTTTGCACAATACTTTTCCGTCTTTTTCTATTTTTTCATCGTTTGGATAAATTTCACCACACTCCTCACACTCGAAGTAATATTCGTCCTTACAATCTTCGCAGATGTTACTGCCATCAGCAGTCTCTACAATATCGCTATCTCTAACCCAGTCACCACACTCGTCACACTGGGTATAATCCTGTTCGAGACAGTAACTACATACCTCTTTGCCATCTGCGGTTTCTGTCATATCATCTTTTGGTTCCCAATTGTTGCAAATGTCACACTGGAAGAATTTTCTGTCACGGCAGTCATCGCAATACCAGTAGTCATTAATTTCAGTGCAATTATCAATGTGATGGTACTCCTCACATTCATCGCAATAGCAATAGTATTCATTACGACAGTCATAGCAGACATCTATATAGTTGCCGTATCTGTCATATACAGGGTACAGATCATCTTCATTAAAACTATCACCGCACTCTTCACAGCAGCATTCGTCTCTACAGCTCTCACAAAATACATTGTCACCGCTGTATGTCAACTCACCGCAAGCCATGCAACGACCTTGTGCTCCTGCCTTGTACTTTACGAAGTCAGTTTTTCCTTTTTTAACTGACAATCTGATGTCAAAGTCGTTATAGTATCTCCAATCGGGATACCCACCGAAGTTTTCACCGACATTAAGGATAAAGTCAATGTCGCTATCGTTTGGACTATATCTTTCAGTTTTCCAGCTATTGACACTATCCTCGCAAGCAGAAATTTCTCTCTGTACGAGGTCACGATAGATTTTCATAACTTCTGCTTGATTACCATATAAACCACCGCTTGCATCGTACAAACGGGATTGTACAAGCACACCATTGTATGGCTTATAAAAAAACATCTGCCTCATTGTTTTTCTATTAATCCACGTTTCTTTGTCATCGAAGACACTTGGGATAAACGTGATGAAGCTATAATTGTCTCTAGCGTAACCTGAACACCCATTCTGGTATTTATAATTACTATTAAGACTATGACAAGACTGTAGCATTGTACCTCTATCGTCATTCTGTGGATTTGACATCGTAACTTGGAAAGCAGGGTTGGTAGACAAAATGTATTTAAAATCTATCTTCCTACTGTTACACTCGTCAGCTATCTTTGCATACCTAGCTTCAAAGTCTGGAAATTTATTTAACTCCAATGCAACAAATAAGGCACGTAGCATCTTGGAGATTTTCTTTCCCTTGTGGTAGATTTTATCGTCTACCATTGCCATCTTTTCGATAGCATATTGTTCTACACACTCTATGCCACGTAACCCGTCGATTAAGTCATGAATATAGGTATTAGCAAGGAAATTGTTCCCTTTTTCGCTCTGACCCAGTAACAGTATCGTATCTTCCTTTACTGTATCCCAGTCTGGTTCGTGAGTTCTATTGCCATTTATGAGAATGTAATCCCACTCCTCGTTATAAGAAGGGGATTTACTGAAAAGCTCACGGAGTTCTTTTTTGTTTTCATAGTTATCCTCTGCTATCCGCAAGCAGAAATCGCGGATATCATTGGACAAAATATCCCTGTCGTCTGAGGCATGATTAAAGTAATTCTTCAATGCCCATTCTAGCTGCTCCGCAAACAACTTAATTCTTTCTTCCTTTTTCATAACTTTATCCTCCTCAATAACAAAATATCTTCCACGATAACAACAGGACATTAGTATTCCGTTGCTATTAAACGGAATGTCCTGTCATCAAAAAAATTACTAAAGGTATATACTTCCATACGCTGAATTCCATGAAGGGATTTAACATCTCCCTTGTAATTCTTCAGGCGATTAAATTTTTCCAGTAAGTTACGCCAGTTATGTACAAGGAACTGTCTTTCAGTACCTACGACTTCTGTATGCTTTTCATTTTCTTTCAGTAACACCACATAATATTTCATTTTTTAACCTCCTGTATTCTTTTATTACATCTTGCTGGGTATTAAATATTTTTATGTCACCGTCAATGTTTATAAAATACCATGGTCGTTTTAACGATGAAATATAATACCCTTGATGTAAAAAGAAATTAATTGCTTTACTAAACACACTTTTATAGGGATAGCTATATTTAGACGGTAAATGTTCAATTACCATATCACGGCAAAACGTGTTCATCATCTCTCTTGCATACTCGCATACGACTATACAATCCATTGGATGTTCATGTGGACAACCAGTTTTTCTCTCTTTTAAGAAAATGTATGGCTCACCGATAAGCCGACTTGGTGCGGATATTAATTTGAATCCTGCACATTTTCCATACCAAATACCTTCCTTATAAGCCATATTAACCTCATCATTGGGATACTCTGGTATAATTGGGTCTACTGGATTTGCTTTGTATCTTCTTATAATTTCACGAAGTTGCTCCCTTCTTTTATTTTTACTTTCTAAAAGAACCATACAAATCACCCTTTCACAATAACACCGTGTTATCGTATATATACGATAACACATTTACATATACGATAACAAGTTAATTTTTATTATCGCTCGATATTTACCGTGAAACTAAAATGAATCCGTAAGTATTTACAAACGAATTCATAATCTATCACCAGTAAAAATGGCGATATTTTCTATTTTCTATTATCTCCTAGTAAATATCCTCGACTTCTATTTTCCATTTACCTTCCTGTTCTCCGTAACGCAGAAGATCCATGATTACATGATGCAAACCATGGAGATAAGTTCTAGCTGTATGAGTACAACTAAACCAAAATACTGGCGGAGGATTATCATAGTCTGGAAAATTAGGTTCTATTTCTTCTTCATAGTCTTCCAGTGATAATTCATCGTACCCACCGTCCCAGTATTCTGGAAACTTACAGTCAAGAATAGGTTTTATAAAATCACTTCCAGCAATAGGAGATACCATTAGATATCCTTCGATATCAGGGTCTTTACTTATGTCTAGGTAACTACACTTTCCCGTATTCGTTTCACGGATTATCAACGATACGCCCATATTACCAATCCTCCTCCTCGATATCTGTTGGCACTAAACCAACTATGTGGTAATTCTTGGAAAGATTTCCTTTTCTAGTAATAATTTTACGAAGGAAGGCTACAGCTTTTTCTTCGCTAGTGGCGAGAACCTCAAATCTGTCAGCAAAAGTTACCTCGACCGATATGTGATATTTTTTAGTTCCGGGTTGCATGGTATACACCTCGCTTTCTACAGCTTATTTTTATTTTTTATAGTGAGGTCACAATTGCTTCTGGCCTGAAGACTTTCGTCTCTCTCCGCCCGTATACCTTGTCAGCAATGGAGAGTCATTGTGGCCCACTCAGCTCTCACGAACTGGTTAACCTCACTTTTTTATTTTCTATTATTATCTTCTACAGCTTATTCCTGTTCTTGAGCAGGATATAACTCTGCTTATTTAATTCTAATCTTTCCCAGTATTTTCTAAGAAGAGCCTCAAATTCTGTGTCTTCCTTCTTGACTACTACATCATTCGATGGGCGTTCATATACCTCTCCAAGGGTTATTCCCTTCAAGAAGGGATATGGTTCAGCGGATATTAGTCTATATCTCGTTACTTTCATTTTCTATTACCTCCTGACCAATAGAACTTTGATACTCTGGAAATTTTCATTTTCTATTTATTTATATCCGCTTGAGAATAGCCTTTGCTACATCGTAAATCAATGTAGCACCAGAATCACAAGATACATTCACAGTAATCCACGGGGTAGACTTATCTTCCACGAAGACATCTACATACTCGCCAGAAATCTCTTTGCCATCCTCCGAGGTGGTACGGTAAACTAGCTTAACTATATCCAGTCGGGTTTCTTTATATGCGTCCTCTCACAAACACCTGCCAATAATACAGAGTATTATCAGCGTTATACACTGACTTGCAAGTAGAAACTTTGCCAGCTTATTACGACCAACAAAAAACGCCGTGGAGATACACACGGCAAAAAACAACATGACAATACAATATACCAGACTTAGCAACTGTACTGCATCGGCGGTACATAGAAGCTCATATGAAGTCATTGAAATACACCTCCTACATACCCAACACGAAAACGCCGATAATTATCAGTGCCATGCCAACGCCAAGCCAGCCATAACACTTGGTCCAGTTTTCACGCCCGGCTAATATCACCGCATGAAGAGCGATGATAAGGATAGAAAGTTTATATATATCTAACACGGGAGCACCTCCTGTATTATTCTTGTCAGTTGTTTTACCTGCTGGGACCGAGACAGAATACTCGGTACCCCACCGTACCGACTGGTACTCACTTGTAATACAAGGTTGGAGCCTGAGTTTCTGCGTGGTGTACGCTTGGTATACACACACCAAACACTGTTTGCCCCAGAATTTCTGAGCTCGACGGCATATCTGCCTATAGTGAACATTGTTAGTCCTCCTCTCCGTAGTTATTAATAGCTTCTTCATACTGCTTTTCGAGGTCTGCACGTTCAACAGACCACCAACAGTTTTGCTGACCACACGGATACACACGGGAAGAACCGTGAGTATCTGCGTTACAGTTGTGCTCACAGTTAGTACACTGGAGTTCAGCTTCCTCCAGTGATTTTATGTCGGACTCCATAGTGTTTATCCTCCTCGTTGTTAATCATTTTAAAACCGCACCCCCGTAGGAGTGCGGTTTCTTTGCGGATTATCGTCTAAATATCTCATAATCCTTTTCGCGTCCTTTTGGTATGTCAGCATAAAATCTGACGATACGGCCGCCCTGCCACATATCATTCCTGTCTGCAAATAATGGTTCAAACCCTACAGATTCTACAAGCTCTATTTCTTTTTCTTCAGTTTCGCTAAACTGACAAAAAAGAGTAGTACGACCGGATGCAGTATCAAGCCATACATCTGTCCTTGGTTCAAGTTCTAGCTTTGATAACTCTAGCAGCAAGAAACCATTGCTTAATTTGATAGTGGCTCTGTTAGTTTTAGTAGTTTTCATAATAATATCCCCTTTTTTGAGTGTATGTAGTTTGTGAGTCGCCCGATTTGCACCGAGCGAGTCCAGTTATTTTTTTGCAATAAAAAAGCGGGGGACTTGCGTCCCCCAAAAATTACCATACATTCGACTTGACATTGTTTGCTTTTGCTAACTTCCACACGGCTGGCAACTTGCTTCCTTTAGGCTGTTTTAGATACTCATAGCCTAACGAAGCAAAGAACCTTTGTTCCACAAAGTCAGCGACAATACCGCCGCTGCCCTTGCCTATTGGATTTGCTGACAGCCTTGTTTTGCTATACCCACAATGAATATAATACGCATTTGCCTCCTGGCTGTAAGCTACTAACACGCCAGTTATTAACCCTTTGTTGTACAAGGTTAATACATCGTTTAGATCCTTCTTTTGTTCCTCGGTCATCTCATTAGGTACAACCGGAACAGAGTCTAGCGGAATCTGCCTGCCCAGAACAAGAACAATATTATCTGCGTTCTTTAAAGCATTAGCTTGTTTTTCCTGTTCTGCCTTCAATGCTTTCGCTTTTGCTTCTAATGAAGCAATTTCGTTGGAAGTACTTGCCAACATGGTTTCGATTTCGTTGAAATTCAACATACAAATCGACCGTCCCTTCATATTCAATTTACAATGTACTAGGTACAAGTTGTCTTGTTTGCCTTGACGACTTGCAACCTTATAGTACCCTACAAAGTCATTTTGCAAGTGTATACTTTGTTAGCTTTATAGTCATAAAGGCAATAAATACCGCCTAGCCCTTGTGCCACAAGGCATGACGTTATTGTTTGCGTCAGCCCAGTATTTTCAAGGGTTCTAGCATTGTCAACACTTTTTTAAAAAAATTCTAAAACCTTGTAAGCCTTGGTATTACTGGGTTGACGACGGGTGCAAAAAATTCTACCAAAAAAACCCTGCTTCTTGACAGGGGACGGGGTATCATTCACTGTTCATACGATGACCACATTGGAAAATATTGTCTTTCTATACTTAATCACCGTCATCCTATGCTTCCGAAACAAATACAATGATAATGTTGGAATTCCAACAAAATACAAAAGCACCCTACATTAATACCAATGGGGTGCATTTTTTATACCCGAAATGAAATTGAAAAAATTATTTTAAAAAATTTTGGAATATTTTTCCCACATTTTTGACATTATATGTGAAGGCAATTTTTTCTTCTTTTTCTTTTTGGAGTCATATGTCATAGCTATAGTATCAGGGAACGCTATTGACAGACTCAGCAAGGCTAGCTTTTTCTCCCTGATTTTTCTTCTGTGTAAAAAGAAGAAAAAGAAAAAGTAGAAGCGGAGGATCAGTCTGTCTTCAAGGTATTGTTATTGTAATACATTGTTATACATTGTAATTCATTGTATTACTATGAAGATACTAAGTTTATACTATAGAAAATTCTATAGCTATAACATAGTACCTATAATACTTTACCTTCCCATGATTAAACTATATCCTCCGAAGGAGGATAACTTGCGAAGCAAGTTCAAAGAGTATAGTATCCATGGCTTAACCATAGTAATACTATAGGAAAATTAAAGGTAACCATAGATATACATAGTAATACATTGTAATACTATAGAAAGGAGATTATATGGCAAGAGGTAATCCTAATCCAAAACCACTGAAGCCACGTATAGCTACAGCTACCAGTCCACACATTGAGCAACCGGGGATATCCTTGATTGATCAATACAATCTCACAGCAGTTGTCCGTGAGATGCGATTGAAGGGACATAGCTACCGTGCGATAGCTGAGTATATCAATAACAACAAACTGACACCTAATGGTTATGTACTGTCCTATAACAGTGTAGTACGTTGGTGTGCAAAGCATGGGCTTGGTGGAACAATAGAAGCTACGTCTGAAATGGAGGCAGTCAATACATACAATGTAAACTGTACACTCCTTGAAACCATGCAGAGTACCCTTGAGACTCTACAGGTTCGCCTTGATGAAATCAATAAGGACCCTATGAAGTGTAAGATGAGTGAACTTAGTCAGCTTGTAGGTTCCCTTGATAAAATTGGTTTACGTATACAGACACTATCTGCAAGCATTGGAGAGATGCAGGAAAAAGTGTATAAGTATGAAACCGTTGCTAAAGCAATGGAAACCATCATGGCAATCATAAGTACCAAGGTTAAACCTGAAGACTATGAGGAAATTAAGGCAGTTCTCCGTGAAGACCCTATTCTCTGTGAAACCCTTAAGACTATTGCTCCAAGCAATGTATAGGAAGGATGAATTAAATGATTAACACTAATGACAATGTAAAAATGAATGGCGTTGTAACCGCTACTGGTACAGGTACTTTTACTGTGTCTGTCAATGAGTTCTACGTTGACGGTGCATGGCATAAGCTAGGTACCCCACATGAGTTCGAGATTTCAACCGAGGGTTATAACAATGATTTCACATCTCTTGAGCTTGAGTATATTAAGGAAGTAGCAGAGCGTGACAGTCAGTCCACGACTATCTGTGAAGATGAGATGGAAATCGTGAACAGCATTGTTAAGAAGTTGAATAGCAATGCTAATGTTGACTAATTATGTCGCTCGCAGAACGCAATCGTAGACCTCGCCATGTCAAACATGGTAAGGACCTGCGTAGACACGTAAAAGAACGGGATGACCGTAGAGAAGCTAAAAAGGAGATATTTAATGCGAAGAACCGATGAGTAATACTGATACCGTTGTATCCAGTGTGGATATAGCAGAAGACTTCGGTAAGCAGCACAAACACGTGCTGTCTGCCATTGATAACATCATTAAAACAATAAATAATCGCAAGGTGACTTCGCAGCTATTCGTTGAAAGTACATACACCTTGCGAGGCAGAGAATACCGTCAATACCTTATGGGTAGAGACGGTTTTTTTCTTGTTGCTATGGGGTTCACCGGAAGCTATGCATTACATAAGAAACTTGAGTATCTGTCTATGTTTGAAAGTGGAATAACCAATGGACTCATTGATACCATTAACAAACAGACAGAAACCATCAAGGAGTTACAGATACTACTTACACAGTCCGGCGTTGTAAAACCATGCGTCAACCCACGCTATACCTTTGAGAACCTTGTTACTCGATGGAAACAGTGTACAGGCATTGATCGTGTGAGAACATTCTATGACCAGATAGGTGACTGGTTTGGAGTAAAGGTTCCCTATAGTGACAGTATAAGTATCACCGTAAGAGAATGGATTCTTATGAACATACCAATGGAAGCATTGCAGGAATTGGTAGCAGGACTGGAAACAGGGATTATCACTGTTAATCCACGGGGGCATCTAGTGTCCCTCAATGGGGTATTCGGTAACTCTGTCGAGTGGGAAAAGGTAAAGAAAGAGTTTAATAACTCTTGTGCCTATTGTGGTAAGAAGGGTGTACTCATTCCTGAACATATTATTCCGCAGAATACCCTTGCCAAGACAGACCCAGACAAGGTTGATTTAATTGGTAACATTGTTCCTGCTTGCAAGGAGTGCAATGGTAGTAAGCTGCGTCAGCATATGCAGACATGGTATCACGCTCAGCCATTCTTTTCTGATGAACGCTATTGGAAGTTATGTGAACACATAGAGAAATACGAGGTGGCATAATGTCTGAGATAATGAGAGAAATCTTTGGTAACAAGTTACGCAAGGATGCTACCACTGGTTCCATGAAAGACAAGTGCTCCACCGACTTCAAGTTGTTCTGTGAGTATTACCTCTCTGATTCCTTCGGTAGTAATTGGTCGAAGGATTTTCACGGGTGGCTCATTAACAAGCTCACTGATATTACCCTTGAACATACCGACGAGGAAACCCGTACAGTAGTAGCTGCTCCCCGTGGTCATGCTAAGTCTACCTTGACAACCTATGCTTATGTCATCTGGCTTACACTGTACAACTATAAGAAGTTTATTGTAATTATTTCTGCAACTACAACGGTTGCAAAGCAATTCTTGATAAACATTCGCAATACATTGGAATACAATGAAAAAATTCGTGCAGACTTTGGTTCGCTCAAGAGTGAGGATATGTGGAACAACACTGAACTCTTTACAACCAACAAGGTATTTATTACAAGCAAGTCAGCAGGTACACAGCTCCGTGGTTTGAACTTTAATGGCACACGCCCTGACACTGTAATCCTTGATGACCTTGAGACCCCGGAGCAGGTCAAGAGTGTAGCACAGACTGAAGCATTGGAGACATGGTTTGAATCCGATGTTATGCCAGTAGGTTGCCCAACGGTAGACTTCTTCTACATTGGTACAGTGCTTTCCTATGAAAGTCTACTGTATCATATGCTGACAAAGAGTAACTACAGTTCATGGACACGCAAGCGGTTCCAAGCTGTCATTAAGTTTTCCGAGAGTCCTTTGTGGTTAGAATGGGAAGATATTATCACTGACCTTGAACGCGGTGATACCGCATACGAAGACAGTGTGGCTTTCTATAAAGAACACAAAGATGAAATGCTAAAAGGCACTGAAGTCCTATGGGAAGGCCAGCGTCCTGATATGTATAAGCATTTGATGGAACGTAGGATTGCCAGTGAGGAAGGCTTTGCTTCTGAGTATATGAACGATCCACAGACAGAGAAGACCCGTGTATTCAAAACAGCTTGGCTTGAAGACAATTTCTACATCGACGAACCAGAGATAAAAGAAGTTGTTATTGCCATTGACCCTGCTGCCAAGAAAAAGAGAAACAATGACTACAGTGTAGTTCTCGCAGTAGCACGGGCAAAGAATGGTTACTTCTATGTATTAGAAGCAGATGCACAACGTAGAAGCCCTGATAAGCTCATTGATGATGCAAGGAGTATCATAGCCAAATACTATAAGTACCATCCAAAGGTTATCGTTGAAACCAATCAGTTCCAGTCATTCTTCGCTAGTACCTTACAGCGTGACATGGTAAACGCTGGCATCTACATTGACTGGGTGGAAGTATGTCATACCACTGGGGATAAAAAGTCAAGCCGTATTGAGAGCTTAGTTCCGCACATAAAGAATGGATACATTAAATTCAAGGAGTCTCAGAAGATTCTCCTTGGACAGTTAAAGAATTATCCAAAGGGACACGATGATGCCCCGGACACCCTTGCTATGTGTATGAGAGAATTGCTTCTCAATGGTAATAATAAGTTTGGCTTTGGCTCCATTGGAGAAAAAGAGAAGGACAATAGCTCCTTTATTAGTAAACTTGGCAGCCTATTGAAGTAACGTCAAACATTGATATTACAGTAATCAATGAAAAATAATGGAATATTTTTTCCCAATTTTTGACATTATATATGAAAGCAAAAACAGAGAGGGGTGAGAAATTGTTTAGCAATGTAAGAAAATATCTAGCCTCTGTTCTTGCTCCGCCAGAAATGAAACTTTTACCTACAGATAGATATATGTCTTGGTTACCAAAGGATGTAAAAAGAAAGACTGTCTTACCAAAGAACCCTTCGGTAACTCAGTTAAGAAATTTCTCCAGAGAACCTATTGTACGCAAAGCCATTACCATAGTACAAGATGCTCTGGCAAGGCAGGACTATGTTATCGAGGTAATCGGTGGGCGTGGCAAGTGTACAAGGCAGATAGCAGTAGTGAAAAACATTATAGAGAACCCTAATGTAATCGATGGGAGAGAATCGTTTGTCAAGAGAATCTTCGACGATGCACTGGTTCTCGATGCACTTACAGTTGAAGTAGCACAGGCAGATGACCCTAGTCACCCACTGTACCTTTATCCAATCGATGGAGCAACAATTAAACACGTTGTTCCTTATGATTACTCTGACCCTAATGCAGCTCGGTATGTTCAACAGCAGACCGATGGGAACAAATACTTCACAGCGAATGAAGTAGCTTACTTACAGCGTTCATACTTTACCTACCAGCCTTACGGTTTAAGCCCGGTAATGTGTGCGTATAACTATATCAAGTATTATCTTGATGCGTTAAGTCAGAGTAATACCAAGGCTACCAACAATACAGCAGATTATATCATTGACCTGCTCGATGTAAGTGCAGATGAGCGTGAACGCTTCATCCAGTATTTCAAAGAGGAAATTGAGGGAACAGGACGTATCCCTGTTATCAATGGTACTGAAATTGAAACCAAACAGATTCGTTCTGGTCTCGGTGAGATGTCCTATTTGAAATGGCAGGAATTCCTTACTACCATCATCGGTGTAGCTTTTGGATTGCCACCTGAAAAACTTGGCATAATGATAGCCAATGACCGTTCAACTGGTGAAGACCAAGAAAACATCGTAATGCAAGACCTTATTAAGCCTTATGCAAATATGTATGAAAACTTGATTAATACATATGTTATAAAGAAGTTGGGCTTTGAAGGTATACTGAGATTCCGTCTGATGTACGAGGATTCCGAGTCATTGAGGTCTATGAAATCTAAGAGAATGATTGAGGAATACTATCGCGGTGCTATTACAGAGAATGAGTTCCGCGAAAAGATGGGATATAACATCAGTGATAGTAACTATGCCGACATGACATACCCTGAGAAAACCGCGTCTATCAATGTAGACCTTGGTATAGCCGGGGGCTTCAATGGTGTTGGTACAGTTAAAGATACGAGTGAGAAGGGTGGTGATTAAGTGGACCCAATTAAAGCATCACTTAGTAATATATCTCTAAGTAAAGAGAAGAATAAAATGATAATCACTGGTTGCATCGCTAAAGTTGGCGAGGCAAGCACAGGTTCCCCTTGCGGTGCAGGGGGTTATTTTATTGTGTTTACTCCTGAATCTGTGGAGAAGTGTGGTAAGACCTTTGAAGGTATGCCATTAAACTGTGTTCTCCCTGAAGAAGAATGGCTTCCTTCTGAAGCAATTCTTAGTGGGCATGGTAATACAACGATTGGTTTCCTTAGAAAAATCAAGGTTAAGGATGATAACATCATGGCTGAGATTGTTCTTTGGAAAGAGAAGTATCCATGGTTAGCAGAGTTAACAGTAAATGCAATGGACGCTCTGGGTTTCAGTGTTGAGATGTATCCAACAGTAACCCATGAGGATGACAAGAATAATATCCAATATATTGATGAGTTTGAAGGCGTAGGTTGTGCAATGCTTTGGAGCAATACAGCAGCGTTCTCCCAGACATTCATCGAAAAAATTGCAGCAAACAGGAGTGATAAACGAATGGATAAGGAAATGAAGCAGGAAGTCTCTGAACTCATCAAGGCAGAAAGTGAAGTTCAGGCAGAAAACATTAACAAGCTCAGTGTTGAGATTGATGCATCCAAGGAGCTTCTTGAGGAACTGAAGACAGCCGTTGAGGCTATGGCAGAAATCAAGGAATCCCTTAATAAGATGCAGGAAGTTCAGGCAAGTCACGAGCAGTTCATTAACGACCTTAAGGCATCCGCTGAAGGCGTTGAAAACCTTCCATCTGATGAGCTTGAGAAGGTTAAGGCAGAACTTGAGGAAATCAAGGCTGGCATTGCACAGCCAGTAATCCCAGTTCCAAAGGCTGGTCAGCAGGTTGCTGAGAATCCAAACCTTGAAGA